AAGTCTATTTGATTACTGACGGGCATGGCAAATGGTCTCATGGAGATACGTTGAAAGAGGCTAAAAGTGATCTTATCTTTAAAATTTCCAACAGGAATAAGTCAGACTATCAACATCTGAAAAAAGATAGCGTATTGTCGTTTGAAGAAGCAATAGTATGTTACCGAGTAGTAACAGGGGCCTGCGCATTCGGGACTAAAGACTTCGTAACAACTAGACTGACTGACAAAAAGAAAACTTATTCCATCGCTGAAATCATTTCTCTGACTCAAAATGAGTTCGGAAATAAAACCTTTAAAGAGTTCTTTAAAAAATAATATGTTCATATCCAAGGGTGAATCTGGTCATTATACCTATACCCTTGGTTTATTAAAAAACAATTGAATTATTATCAATAATAAATTTGATTTATAAAATATTTGTATTTACATTTGGCAATACAAATAATAATACCATATGAACAAAAAATCTATAACAATACGCATTGACCCCGAAGTTCTTAGCATAACTGACAAACAGGCCAAATTATTAGATAGACCTAGAATATATATTATTGAAATGGCTTTGATAAAATATTGTAAAGCCAAATTAAAAAAATAGCTTCATTTAATTTATTTAAGAAACCATAGGGATAGTTTATCTTATACAGTTACCCTGTGGAGACAACTAAAAACTGGAAAGATAGCCCGTGTAACAACGGGCTTTAAACAGCACACAATTAACTAAATAAATATATTATGGGAACACAAGAAGAAGGAACAGAAATTGTCGTAATGACTGGAGATATTGAAATGTTGGAAGCTCAACAGAGAGCTGAATATGACATTTCTATTACTACTGCAAAAAAATTTCCCCGTAACCTAACCAGAATAAAGGAAAATTGCATTGCTCTGGTAACAATGGACAAGGAAATAGCTGAATCATGTCGTTATTCTTTGCCTAGAGGTGGTAAAAATCTATCTGGCCCATCTGTACATATGGCTAGGATTCTAGCTCAACAGTACGGAAATATCAGAGTAGAAGCAAGGATTAAACAAGTTACCGACAAACAGGTAGTAAGTGAAGCTGTATGTTTTGATTTAGAAACAAACTATGCTTGTAAGATAGAGGTTAGACGGTCAATAGTAGGTAAAAACGGGCGGTTCAATGATGACATGATCACAGTCACAGGAAATGCTTCTAATGCTATTGCCTATCGTAATGCTGTTTTAGCAGTCATTCCAAAGGGTATTCAGGATATCGTTTACAAAGCAGTCATGGAAATGATTATTGGGGATGTGTCTGACGAAAACAAGCTCACAAAAGCAAGGGTTAAGGCTCTGGAAGTATTCAAAGAAGAATACAAGGTAAGTGAAAAACAGCTCTTAAAGGCAATGGGATTAAATTCTATTGGAATGATAAAAGCTGAACAGATCGCAGACCTTCGGGGAATGATACAGTCATTAAAAGATGGCGATTCCACAGTAGTAGAAATGTTTCCAGAAGAAGCTCCAAAGATTGACCCTGTGAAAACTGAAAAAACTAATGCTAAAAAGGCAGATGTACCTCAAACAACAGAAGTAAAAACAGAAATCGAAACCCCTAAAACAGAACCAGGAAAACTTGCTATATGAAAGAACTATTAATAATTGATTGTCTGCAAAATACTCCTGAGTGGTACAAAGCTCGCTCAGGGCATTTTACAGGATCAGACGTACATAAATTAATTTGGACTCCTGAAATATATAAAACAGGGGACAAAAAAGGAACTGAAAAACCTGTGCTAAAAGGGTTACTAGATTTAGTTGAGGAAAAGCTTTGTGAGGATGAATATGGCATTACTCAATATGAAGTGGATGTTCGTGTAGGCCGAACTATATATGCTAACTATGAGCCTAATATCGGAATCAATGGCAAGTACGGGCATTCTACTGAAGCTGATGCTTTAGAACATTATGCAAAGAAGTATGACGAGGAAATTTATCTGGCTGGATTTATTAACTGGAGAGAACAACCCCTTCATGTAGGTTGCAGTCCGGATGCACTTCACCTCAGAAAGCAAAGCGGAGTTGAAACTAAATGTCCAGTCACTCTTGTTGTACATAGGAGAAATAGTAAACTCCAAAAAGCTTCTGATCTTAAGGAATTGAATGAAAATTATTACTGGCAAGTGCTTCATAATATGTTGGTATGCGAAGCGGATTCATGGGATTATGTATCTTACTTTCCATTTATTGAAGCTGAAAAGGTGATGTCATGTCTTTACATAAGCAAAGAAGAAGTTCAGGAAGATTTGGCAGAACTAAAAAGGTGTCTTGAATATGCAATAACTTTAAAAGGGAAACTATGAGTTTTATAATTATAGACGTGTGCCTAACTGATTTGCCAAAAAGCAAAATAACAGTAGGGAAAAATGGGAAGAGCTATATGAAATTAAAGGTAGCTCAAAAAAGGGAGGTTGACGATTATGGAAATACACATTATGTATCTGTAAATAAAACCAAAGAAGAAACAGAAAAAAAGGTTGATACTATCTATGTAGGGACAGGGAAAGAATATGTTTTTCAAGGTGATTCAAAACCACAGGAAAGCAAACCCGTAAGCTCAGAACATAAATCAGAAAAGAGTGCTTTAGATCCTCCTGATAACCTGCCTTTTTGATAACAAATTAATTATAAACAACTTAACACAAACAAAATATGAAAATAGAAGTAACAAAATCCGTAAAGGAAACCATTGATGTTGAAACGCCCTCTTATTGGATAGAACCAATTATTATAAGCACAAAGAAAGGTAGAAAATATCATTCTTACAGATGTCATAAGTTAACTGGTGGGGATAAAAATGTGCAAATAGATATACTGATTAATGTATCTTATACTATTCAATATGGGCACTTCGGAACTCATAACTTTAAAAATTATATTCAAATAACCAAAGAAGAATTTGAACATCACTTTAATTTGGTGGCAAGGCTTCTAAGGCGCATTTGTAATTCTGAAAAATAAAGGGGTAACGTGTGATAGTAGGGGTGGAAATCCCCTACATTTTAAAACGGGATTATAAATGAAGACAATTACAACATGGTTCAATAAACTAAACGGCAAAACTGAGTGGGATAATCCTGACAAGTTAAGGGATGCTATCTCAGCTTTAAAAGATGGTCGCTATGTTGTAGAAATAAAAGAAGTGTCACACCAAAGAAGCCTAGAACAAAATAATGCAATGTGGGCAATTCCATACGCTTATTACATGCACGCTTTGACTGAACTAGGATATTTTAAAGCCCCTTCAAAGCAGCAAATTCATGAATGGTGTATGCATTATTGCCTTCCAGAGGATTACAAAGAACGAATAAAAGCAGAATGGACGGCTCTAGAACCCATGGTCGATATTAAAACAGGAGAGCTATTTAAAACAGCTTACAGATTGACCAGCACCAATATGTCTACAAAAGATGCTATGAACTATTACGAAAATCTTCAAAACTTTTACGCAGAAAATTTAAGTTCGGGATCAGAAGATCAGATTCCCGATCCAGATAAAAACTATAAAACAAAAAACAATCACAAATGAGCCTATTTAAAGCGATCTTTACACCAGTGACACTAATCTACATCATAAGGCTTTTTATTGCAATGGTGCTTTTATGGTGCGTTATTTCGGTTATTAGGATGGAAGCGGAATACCATCATAAAGTAGATATCAAAATAAACAAACAATAAATAAAGAAAAATGGAATCTGTAAAAATAGCGAGTAATTTTGAAGATTCTCAAAATACTCACGGCGACGGCGACGGTAACGGCTACGGTAACGGCAACGGCTTTTAAAAATTTATTTACCTCCAACCATCACTTTTTATTTAAAAATAACTATATTTGTAATTCAAACGGAATGGAACCCCGTGATCGAAAAACCAAGGATATGACAACGACTTTTAACTTATTCACAATACGCCACAGGCGGAAATCATCCGACAGATATTTGGAGTTACTTTTGGTCTCCAGGTTCCACTGCTCGGATTTTTTCGTTTGTGGCTTTTTATTTTATAATCATGCCATATAGATATACCGATACAAACAAATGGAGTGATTCTTGGTATCTTAGTCTAAGACCAATTGAAAAACTATTGTTTCAATATCTATGTGATAATTGCGACATAGCCGGATTTATAGAAGTTAATCCAAAATTATGGGCTATTGCATTAGGAAGCACATCAAAAGAAATTGAAGGGGCTTTAAAGGGGCTTGAAAGGGGCTTAATATCATCTGAATTAAATGATTGTGTATATTTAAGAACCTTTTTAAAACATCAAAAAAACTTACCTTTAAAGCCAGAAAAGAATCCAGCTCACAAAGGAATCTTTAAAAGATTTGAAAACTATCAACACAAGTTTAAAATAGAAAATGTGTATGAGTTTGTAGATCAATGCTTGAAGGGGCTGCCAAGGGGCTATGGTAATGGTAATGGTAATGGTAATGGTAGTTTAGTAGTAATAGATAATATAGAGAGTAGTATTACTATTAAAACATGGAAGAATGATTTTAAAACATATCAAGAAGAATTATTAAAAGCTTGTAAAGATATTATTACTCCTGCCTACATAAAAGAACGTGAAAATTTTCATCCTGGATTAGATATTTATTTGACACTTATAAAAGCTTATACCGATTATTGGAATAAAGAAGAAGGTTGGAAAAATAAAAAATCCACTAAAACTAAAGATATTAATTGGGAAGCCACTTTTAATAATTCTCTATCAAGCAAATTAAATCAAGTATGGAAAACTAAAACCAATATAGATCAAACACCGAAATATGAAAAACCTAAAAATATTTTAAGATAATGGCTAAAAAGAATATGTCAGAAAGAATTGAAGTCCCATTCGATATGATTGGGAGATTACAACCTCAAGCAATAGATTTTGAAGAGAGTGTTTTAGGAGCTTTGATGTTGGATAATGAGGCTTTTGATAAAATAGATTTAAAGCCTGAATATTTCTATAAAGAGTCACATCAAAAAATATTTGAAGCTATAACAGTATTAAATGCCAAACATGAACCTATTGATTTACTTACAGTTTCAAATAAATTAAGAGATAGTGGGCGATTAGAAGAAGTTGGAGGCCCTTATTACATTTCAAATTTAACCACTAAGATAGCTTCATCCTCAAACATTGATTTTCATGCAGCTATAATACACGAAAAATATATTCGTAGGGAGCTTATAAGGATGTCTAGTGAATTGATTGAACAATCTTATGATGAGGCAGAAGATACTCAAGATGTTATAAATAATTACAATTCTAAATTAGATGCGATAAATAATAACATAACTGATTCAGAAAGCAATAAGAGTTGGGTGGAAATTGTAAAGGAATCATTTAACGAGTTAAAAAAAAGAATTGAATTGCATGGTCAAAATAAGATCACTGGAATACAAACGCCTTTAATTAAACTTACTGAATGGACTTGTGGATGGCAGCCTCAGAATTTTATAGTTATTGCTGCACGTCCTTCAATGGGTAAAACAGCTTTTGCTTTATCGTGTCTTAAAACCGCTATAAAAGACGGTAAAATACCTATGTTTTTTAGCTTAGAAATGTCTGATATTAGTTTAATGAATAGACTTATAATTGGAGTTTCTAGAGTCGATGCAGATGATTTTAGAAGTGGTAATTTGAGTGATCTTGATTTAAAAAAAATAGATAGAGCTATCAAGGAAATATTAGAATATAAGGCTTTTATTGATGACAGACCTAAGCCAATAAACAAAATAATTTCCAAGATAAGGAGATTACATAAAGCTGGACAATGTGACATTGCTTTTGTTGATTATTTGCAACTTTGCACCGATGATTCCGAAAAAGGTAAAATAAGAGAACAGGAGGTATCAACAATTAGTCGTAAATTAAAGCTACTGGCAAAAGAATTAAAGATAGCCGTAATTGCACTATCTCAACTTAACAGAAGTGTAGAGTCAAGATCTGGAAATAAAAGGCCACAGTTATCAGATTTAAGAGAATCTGGGGCTATAGAACAAGATGCCGACATGGTAATGTTTCTATATAGAGCTGAAAAATATGGAATTATTGAAGACGACCAAGGTAATTCTTTAATTGGAGTAGGAGAGGTTATAATTTCAAAACAAAGAGAGGGACATATAGGAGATGTACTTTTTAGATATAACGAATCTCTCACAGATATTTATGATTATGATCTTCAATATGACAAAAATGAATTTAGCAATGGAACAGACGCATTTAACGATCAAAGAGCAGGTAGGCCATTTTAACTTAGATATTATTGAGGAACTTGATGATAGGATTGTTAAATTAAAA